CATGGGCACCGTTCTGGATGAGGCCAATGCCCCTGAGTCGGATCGCTTCATCGTGATCCCGGCCAAGATGGCTAACCTGATCAAGAAGTCGGAACTGAAGGACGCCTCGCTGACCGGTGACAGCATGTCGGTAATGCGTAACGGTCGTTTGGGTATGATCGACCGCTTCACCCTGTATGTGAGCCACAACCTGTACGTGTCGTCCGGCAAGTACAACATCATTGCTGGTCACAAGATGGGCTTTACCTTCGCTTCGCAGATGACCAATATGGAAACCATCCGTTCCGAGTCCACGTTTGGCAATATCATCCGTGGTCTGCAGGTATATGGCTACAAGGTCACCAAGGGTGAGGCACTGTCTACTGCCGTTGTGCAGTTCTCGTAATCGACACTCTAGGAGGATTTAATCATGGCTGCATATACCGACTCCCTCGGCTTTAATAAGGGTACGGCTGCGTACCCGGCCAACAACCACGATGTCAACAAGTTTGAAGTTGAATTGGACTTTGCTGAGATCGTGGCGGCTCGTTCGGCTGCTGGTGCTACCGCGCTGGCTGCTGGCGACACGCTGCAAGTGATCAGTCTCCCGGCTGGTTCGGTTGTTCTGTCTGCTGGTCTGATGGTGACCTCGGCTGAGACAACCAACACCACCGCGACGTTTGACTTGGGCTTTACCGGCGGCTCTCCGGCTGCTGCAAATGTCTACGCAAACGACGTAGCGTCCAACTCGACTGGTCTGAAAGCTGCTGATCTTGCAAACCCGACCGTCGTTGCGGCGGCAGATACAATCGATCTGCTGATCAATACGGCTGTTCCGGCAAACTGCGTGGTCAAGGCTTTCGCCGTCGTCGTGAACGCTAACTAAGTTGATGGGGGCTTCGGCTCCCGTCTCTCAAGGAGATTGACATGGGCGTTTATCGTGGTATAGCGCAAGATAATGTCACTATTACCAGTGGCACTATCAATGCGACCAATCTCTCTGTAGCAAATAATCTAAAGTCTACTGCTCCGGTCATCAAGACGGCGGCGTTTACTCTTGCAGCTACAGAGAATTATGTTGTGTGTAATGGTACTGCGTCTATTACTGTTACGCTTCCTTCGGCTGCGGCTAATGTGGGGCGTTCAGTAACGATCAAGACTATTGCGGCTTACACTGTTGTGTCTGCTTCATCTAATGTGAAGCCAATTGACTCTAATACTGCCGGTACTGCTATTCTTGCAGCCACTGCTGGTACATGGGCTACGTTGGTTTGCGATGGTACTAACTGGGTCGTGATGGCTGCAGGCTAATAAGGCGGGGCTTCGGCCCCACCTTTGATTTAAGGATTTATTATGCCGACCAATTTGACTGGCAGTACGATTGCCGATACTTATGCGCAGTTGCTCCATATAGATGGAGGCCCAGACGCTACGGAGAAAACCGTTTACAGCGGCACCGGCGTGACTACGGCTTTGAAAGTCGGTACTCAATCTGTGTCGGTGGATAATATTAAAATTGATGGAAATACTATTTCATCAACTAATACTGATGGAAACATCAATCTTACCCCCAATGGTAGCGGCACTGTAAATATTACAAACCTTGCGCTTACTAGCGGAAGCGTGGCTGTTGATAATATTTTGATCGACGGCAATACCATATCTTCGACAGATACCAACGGTAATGTCAATCTTACTCCTAATGGTACAGGCTCTGTTGTCGTATCGAAAATAGATGTCACGGCAGGCACGGTGCCATTTAGTGTACTTGCTGGTCGTGCGTATGCGTCGTTTTATGATGTGACTGATCAGACTGGTAGTACATCGGTTGCAACAGCAGTTAAGTTTGGTACGACTGACGTTACTGGTTCTGGTATTACGATGGTTACTGACGGCACAAATCTTACAAGATTGACGTTTGCTGCCGCTGGTACGTATATGATTGCGCCTAGCCTACAAGCAGCAAATTCTGACGCTGCTGATCATGATCTGACTGTTTGGTTTGCACTAAATGGTGGGGCTATAGCAAATTCAGCTACTAAAGTTACAGTGCCAAAAGCTGCTGATGGCGGTAATACCGCGTTTCAGATTGTGTTCTATGTGACTGTAACCGCAGGACAGTATATTCAAGTTATGTGGTTACCTGAGAATACAGCGGTTACGTTAGATTACACACCGGCGGGTGCTATTGCTCCAGCCATTCCTTCAGCAATTATTGTTTCTGAGAGGATTGCATAATGGCTAAGTCTCCAGCATGGCAGCGCAAGGAAGGTAAAGACCCTGAAGGTGGTTTGAATGCAAAGGGTCGCACCTCTTATAACAAGGCCAACCCCGGCAAACCCGGACTGAAACCTCCACAGCCTGAAGGCGGCCCTCGTAAGAAGTCTTTCTGCGCCCGGATGGAAGGTATGAAGAAGAAACTCACTTCTGCCAAGACCGCGAACGATCCAAATAGCCGTATCAACAAGTCTCTACGTGCATGGAAGTGCTGATATGGCTACCTCTAAACCAAACAATCCAGCACTTTGGAGCCGCGTCAAAGCGGAGGCGAAGAAGAAATTTGATGTCTACCCATCAGCGTATGCAAACGCTTGGGCTGCCAAAGAGTACAAGAAGCGTGGCGGCACATGGTCTGGTGCTGATAACCGAGTAAAGAAAAATGGCTAAGGGCGGCTTAGGCAAATGGTTCGGTGAGAAGTGGGTTGATGTCAAAACCGGACAGGAGTGCGGGCGCTCTGGCGCTGAGAAGTCCAAGCGCGGATATCCTGCTTGCCGTCCGCAGGAGGCCGCGAAGAAATTAACCGCTGCGGATAAGAAGTCTATATCCGCGAAGAAAACCGGGCCAGCAAGGCAGTCATGGCCTGTAACCCCGTCAGGGAAACGAAAGGGTAAATAATGGCCGTTTCATCAAACTGGATTCAGGGCGCGATTAAAAAGCCCGGTGCCCTGCGTAAGACATTGGGCGTGAAGAAAGGCGCGACTATCCCAACTGAGAAGTTGGCGAAGGCCGCAAAGATGCCGGGTAAGACCGGTCAACGCGCACGACTGGCGCAGACGCTGAAAAAGCTGGGGAAATAACAATGAGCAAAATGTACATTCGTGTAAGGAAAGACGGCTTCATTTATGATTACAGCGACATTCTTGCTCGTAATCTTGACTGCGAAGTCATTCCAGAGGAGATCGCGTTTCCTGAACGCTTTGTGTCACCAGAGGTTATCGAGAAGGTGAAGATCGAGCGCAAGAAGCGTGGCGCGGCACTTGATCTAACAACTGCTGACATTCCAGAGGAGCCAGTCTATACTCCTGCGGAACTGGCAGCGGACGCTAGTAAGGGGCTACCTGAATGACACCCACCGACGTAATCACCGAAGTACGGCAGATTGTTCAAGATACACGGACACCCTACCGTTACAGTGATACCGTTTTGCTTGGTTTCGTGAATACGACCATCAAACGGATGGTGGTGTTACGTCCTGATCTTTTTACGGTAATCGGAGACATACCGACTACTGCAAATACAGTCGTTCAGGATTGCCCCAGTGGCGCAGTACGTCTTGTAGAAATATTCCAAGTCAAGAACGGTGATGTTGTTACTGAGACTTCTCGTGAGACTTTGGACCAGACGTATCCACAGTGGCGTACAGACCCGCCGGGGACTCCTGTAAATTACATGCGCCACGTGCGTAATCCAACTCAGTTTTTTATAACACCACGCCCTACGGCAAATATTACGTTGGTCGGAGAATATGTAATTGCTCCAAACGATTATGGATTGACTGATACGATCAACTTACCAAATGCTTATCTACCAGCACTGATCGATGGCACCATATTCTTGGCTGAGTCAGTTGACAACGAGCATGTAAATTCTAATCGCGCCAAGTTGTTCCAAGATTCATTCACACAATTACTTGGTGTTGGGCTTCAGTCACGTGCTATGACTGATACTGAAGAAGGCGGACTTGATCCGAAACAGGTGATCTAATGGCAATCCGCGACTTTGACTCGCTGGCCGTAAGACTACAGCCCACTGTTCCGGGCTGCCCTCGCCAGACAATTATTCAATATATAAGGGACGCAGCGATAAAGACGTGTGAGCGTACGCTCGCATGGCGGTATCAGATTCCAAAGTTCGATCTGACGCCGGGGACATATATTTATGACTATCGCAATCCGTTTGATACTGATGTACATGCAGTTTTTAAAGCATTTCAGAATGACTCCCCGTTGGAAGTTCTAACACTTGATCGGGCATTAGAGCTATATCCAGCGTGGGCTGATAAGTACACCACAACGGGCGATATTGCTACTTATGGAAGTCAGCCTCGTTCGATTACGGAAATTTCCCCCAGCCAGTTTGCTGTGCTGCCCCTACCTGATGCTGTGCGTACATACACTGTACGTATGTTTGTAGCGTTAAAACCTACGAGGTCTGCGTCTGGTATGGATGAAGCAGTATTTAACGATCTGGAGGACGCCATTATGCACGGCGCGTTACAGATGCTGCTGGTTCTTCCAAATACAAACTGGTCAGATAAAGACTTGGCGTCGTATCATGCGCGGCAGTATTTATTCCAGATGACCGAGCGTAGGGCTCGCGCCAATCTGGGCAATGCCCGTGGTACGTTTGCGGCGCAGATGCAGCCGTTTGGAGCATAAGATGGCGACCATACGATTAGTGCAAGGTGACACCGGACCGCAATTGCGACTGGAGTTCATTGATACATATACCGGCCTTCCAACTAATTTGCAGGACGCAATAGTAACGCTGCATTTTAGAGCCGTAGATACTACGACTACGTTGTTTAGTAGGAACGCGGTAATCCAATCCCCCGCGTCAAATGGCGTAGCTATTTTGGTATGGGCGACTAATGATCTTAATCAACCCGCCGGGGATTACGAGGGCGAGATAGAAGTTATATTGTCCAGCGGTATACGTGAGACACAGTTTGATCCGTTGCAGTTTACTATCCGTGAGGACTTTGCGTGAAACTCCGGACATTAGTTCTTCAGTCGAAACTTCGGCTGACTACACTGGCTACTCAATTACGGGTAACAGTTGGGGAGTTTATTGCCGCGCTAATACCGTTAGATAATATTTCTATATCGGAGATTTTTACAAAACAGGTTGGTAAGAATATAGAGGAGAACCCGCATCTTACAGACACACCGGTAGCTACGTTGTACAAGACTAATCCGGAGTCGGTAAGTATCGGGGATGGTACTGACGGGGTATATTTTGCGGAAGATTATGTAATTGGCGCACCTTCAAACCAAACTTATACGTTGTCTGGAGGGTTTTACTGGTCAATATCAAAACCGCAGCAAGAGCCTTTGGCAGTATCCGATGGTTTACTTAGTAAACAACTCGGTAAAAATTTGTCAGACGGTATTGTCGTCACGGAGCAGATTTCCGGGGTAAGCCCCTTGGATGAAGCAATAGACGATGCTCCGGCTGTTGCTGATATTAAGGTTATTGCTTTTAGCAAATATGTGGACGACGCAGCGGGTACTACCGATACTGCAGCTATCAATTTTGGTAAGCGTTCGGCTGACGCGGCGGCTGTAGGTGATAGTGTAGATAGTTTCAGTGTGGCAAAAGTATTATCAGAGACAACGACTACGGCAGATAACACCGTGGTTGATTTTTCTAAGGTTGCTTCTGACACGACAAGTGCAACAGATAGTAAGGTAATTAGTATTTCTAGGGCGTTGTCTGACGCGACTGGGGCTGTAGATAGTAGTGTTAATACACTCAATAAGAACGTATCTGACACATCGGGCACTACGGACAGCAACGTCATTGATTTTAATAAACGCCCATCTGATACGGCTAGTGCCAACGACAGTGTAATTTATCGTAGTGTATCAAAAGCAGTATCTGAAGCAGCAGTAGTATCTAGTTCTGGTAGTCTGCGTATGCAAGACTACACTGTAGATATGTCTTATTTTGCAGAGGATTATGTAGGTTCCTCTCGCGCTTTTATGTAAAGGAAACATCATGAATACCTCTGAAGATTTGAAACTAACCGGCGCACTGGAAATTGTGCTGTATGACGAAAATGGTCAGGTCAAACAGACTGAGACTGTAAAGAACTTAGTCGTTAATACGGGCCTTGCGTTCATCATTAGCCGTATGGTTGGTGTATCCAAAAACGTAATGAGCCATATGGCCGTAGGTTCCGGAGCAACTGCTGTTACAGCAACAGACACAACTCTAGGCAGCCAATTGGGCAGCCGTGTAGCACTGGATAGCTCAACAATCAGTGGCACGAATAATGAAAAAGTCGTGTACGTCACTACGTTTGGTGCAGGCGCTGGTACCGGGGCAATCACGGAAGCAGGTATTTTCAATGCGTCCACCAGTGGCGATATGCTCTGCCGTACTGTGTTCTCTGTAGTCAACAAAGGTGCTGCGGACACGATGGTTATCACTTGGACTATCACTCTGTCGGCTTCGTAAGAGGTGAGATATGGCTACCATTACAACACGGGCTGGTAAGGGTAGCCCCCTTACTAACACGGAACTAGACGCTAACTTCACCAATCTTAATAATGGGTTGGCAACTGCTGCAATTACAGCAGGTACGATAGCGGGTGTCGCAGTAACCACCAGCACAATCAACTCAACAACGATTGGTGCAACAACCCCTAGCACGGGCATATTTACGCAAGTGAATATTACTGCGCAGGGGACTCTGCGTTTAGAAGATACGGCTGGGGGACAGTACGCAGCATTACGTGCCCCCGGCACTATTGCTACAAGCTATACACTGACTATGCCTACCGCTGATGGTACTAATGGACAGGTGCTAACTACCGATGGTGCAGGTAATTTGTCGTTCTCTACTGTATCTGGCGGTAGTGGCATAACAACAGGCAAGGCCATCGCTATGTCGATGATCTTCGGATTCTAAGGAGCAATCATGGCTAATCCCAACATCGTCAACGTAGCGACTATCTTAGGAAATACGTCCACTACGTCATTGACTTCTACATCGGCTACGTCGCTTATGAGTAACGCCGCATCCAGCGGCAAGATTTATAAAGTGAATAGCATTGTTGTATCTAATACATCAGCGTCAGCAGCTACGATCACAATCAACATTTATAGTGCTGCGGCACTTGGTGGAACTGCGTTCCCGATTGCTTATCAAATTAGTGTGCCGCCAAATGCAACACTTATTGTGACCGACAAGACTACCGCGTTCTATGTGCTGGAAGATAAGTCCGTGGGGGCTATTGCCGGTACCGCAAGTACATTGGTTGTTACCGCGTCATGGGAAGAACTCAACGCTTAATAGGTGACGTATGCTTTACTCTAAAAACGGGTCGATTCCACAGCCGCAGACTGACGGTACTGACGGCTGGCTCCAAGTCCCTGACAAGCCTGAAGCTCCAGAAGGCAAAGAAGTCGTATGGTGGTTTCCACCCGGCTGGGTCATTCGTGATCCTAAACCCGCTGACGAAGAAGGGTCCGTGTGGAAATGGAGCCAAAGTGCGGAGATGTGGATAAAGTATGAGTTACCTCCTGTAGCGGAGGTTGTAGTGTCTGTATCAGTATCTGATGAGGTTACCTCACTTACTTCGGGGGACATTGCGCCGCTTACCTCGGGTGATCTTATCTCGCTTACCTCGGGTGATATCGCGCCGCTTACAACGGATCAAATTTCTACGTTGGAGTAACTCATGGGTCTGCGCTACCTTGGCGGGTTTATATCGCCTTCATACAATCCGTTGGCTGCAAACGTAACTACTGGTACTGATGTTGTTCAGACGCAGGGTATATACACGCTTGCACAACAAGGTAACGCATTGGCTCGCCAACAGTGGACGACTGATCCGTTATTTGACTACACCACATTGCTACTACAAACAGACCGTGTAACTACGGGTATGAACAATAATGCGTTTGTTGACAGTAGTAGCGGTAAGACTGCAACGGGCACATCCTCGTCTATTTCAGGCACGACTTTAACTGTAGGCGGTACGGTTACTGGCACATTTGCTGCCGGGATGACACTAAGTGGGACAGGTGTTACATCGGGAACTACGATCGTTGGACTTGGTACAGGCACAGGCGGTGCAGGTACTTATATAGTAGACAAAAGCCAAACTGTTTCAGCTACAAGCATTACAGGCTCCGGCGGTTTTTATATAACTCGTAATGGCAATACGACCCAAGGCAGCTTCTCGCCTTTTAGTGCGACGGGGTGGAGTAACTTTTTTGCTGGTGGTGGCAGTTACCTACAAACATCTAGTCTTACTCCTATTGCTACATCTGCAACTACTTTTACCGTTGAGTGCTTT